CGTGCAGGTACATGTTCGTGGCTACCGTAAGGCAGGTCTCCAAATCGTCATATTTCTCAGCGGCCATTGGGTCTTCTCCGTCAAGAATAGCTTCGACGTTCTTCCTGGCGCTGTAATATCCTGCGTACTTGATCTCGGTATGCATCCTCATATCGGGCATATCTGCCAAATCGGCGAACTCCGCAGGGGAGATAAGCCCGTTGGCAAGCAGTTCTGCGAGCTTTTCCTGTCGTGCAGCGGGCTCATTGGGAAGCGCTGACACGGGGTAATTCTTGATTAGAATCCTGTCGTTGTCGATATCTGCATCCTTCCACTTTATGCGCTCGCCCCCGGTGGAGGAGTGCGACATGATGCAGAAGCTCGGGTTCTTGTCGGCAATCAACGTGCACATTGCCTTGGTGGCCTTGAACGCATCGATGTGTAGCTCTTCAAAAGCCTGGCCAACCAACACGAACCTCTCGCTCTCGATGTCGTTGTAGGTTTGCAGAGCCCTTCCCGACTCCAAGCCGGCAGGCTTCTCCGAACGGGCGCTCAGTGCCGAGATACCCACAAAGGCGTATGCCTCGTTCTTAAGCATCTGTAAGTAGTCAACAATCTGCGAGTGAATCGGTTGCGGAGCAAAGTACTGCGGGGGCATGCCTGAGTACGGGAGAATTGCACCGATTTGGTTGGTGATGATTCCTTTGGGAATCGAGCCCTTCTGCATAAGCCATTTCGGAGCATGTCCGAGCTGCATAGCCCTCTGCACGTAGTAGAGGATCTTGTTGATTTCCAACTGGAAAGGGGCCACTTCGTCTATCAGCGACACACCCCAGAAACCTAGCCCCGGACGGGACCAGCGGAAGAACAAGAACGGCTCTCCGTAGGAATACTCTTCGTCGTCAAGTAGGTCGAGGCCGTCGACGCACACAACGTGCCGCACCGTGTTGCGCAGGCTCCAAGCCTCATACGCGACAATGAACTCCTGAGACTTCACGCCGTTCATGGCCGTCTGGCCCTGCATTGCCATGAGTTTTTCTTTGTGCTCGGGGAACTTGTTGATCAGTGCCGCCTTAGAGTAAACGCGCCAGCGGTAATATCGGGAGGGCGTTCCATAAATGGCGTCCATATCATCCACCAGCACCTCGAAAGGCAGGCAGCGCTCGTACATCACCTTCTTGTTCTCAACGTCCGGAATTGGCTGGATTATCCCCGTTCCGCAAATGCACGCGTCGATGAATGCTTGCTTAGCCGCGCGGTGCCAGTTGTTGTTGTACATGACGCCGTACACTGCCCGGTCAAGACGCTCTGCCTTGCGCTGCAAGTTGTAGTCGCCACGGTCCGTAACAACCTGTACCTTAATGCGATTCTTCGAAATCTTGGCGGCGATAGTGTCAGTGCAGGACTTCGCCAAGTTCCACACCAGCTTGTTCCCGATATCCCCCTGAGGGGATGCAGCGCTCTCGAACAGGCGATAGCACCCAAAAACTCCGCTAGTGTAAGTGTTCGAATACATTTGCATGTTCCGAAACATCATGTTTTCTCTGGCGCTGTTGTCCTGGTCTAGCTGCGCAATGTGCGGAAGTAGGCTGTTGAAAACCTCCCCTCGCTTCGCAGCAGTCCAGTCGACAGCTTCCTTACTACTCGTCGTCTTCAGCCCGAGCTGTCGCAACATCTGGCGATCTCCTTTCAAACGGGTCTGCTGATGCGTGGACTATCCGATGCATATCAAAGGGGTCTGCCTCAGTCTGTGGAAAGACGCACTCCGGAGGGAAGAACTCTACCTCGAAAAATCCTGGGCATACAAACTTGCTCACGTTGTTCTTCTTGCAGAAGGAAATCAGTCTCTGAATAGCTTCCTCGCTACCAGGAATCCCACTCTGCGAACATCCTTGACTCTGACACATAATCGTCGTCCTCTGTTTCTGTAGCAGACGCCATTGCGAAACGCTTCACTATTGGCGCCACCTCTTCCTCTGTCTGTCCAAACAAGTATCCAACACACTCGCGCCAAGCATAGAGCGTAGCATCAGCCAAGTGGTTTTCGCAAGAAGGATCTTCCCGTTGCTTCTTGGACTTCTCGTCCCACACCAGGCTTGACCACTCCTCGGCAAGGCCGTTTTCCTCATTGATTATCTGTAGATAGCCCTCAGTCAGGTCAGAGTTCAGCAGTTCGATGAATCCGAGCTTCTTCGTTTTCTGCGCCGGAGTAAGACAAAGCGAGAACCGCGTGTTCAAGTCCTCCGCAATCGCCTTACCCAAGCCGCCCTCGTCGCAAACTGCCCGAACTGGCTTGTATTTGTCCACCAGCCCCTGCAGAATGCATCCGAACTCGCTCAAGAGCATCCTGGAGCGCTTAAACTGCTCTACGACGTAGATGTGACGAGTTTTCTCAGGGTTGTAGGCCAGAACAACCGCCGCATTAGAATCGTTGAAGCCAAGGTCCGCACCAAGAATGTATAGCAGGCCCTCCATAGACGTGTCGGGACTTGCCTGGTTCCGCAAGGCATTGTAACTGTACACATTATTGCCGTCTCCTTTTATCCATTTTCCTTCATACTCCCTCAAATAGATTGGATTGTCTTCGCTCCAGCCCTTCTTGCGCCTGGTCTTCTTTAGGAAATCTTCGACATCTTCGATGAAGGGGTTGTCGCGGGACGTCCAGTGATGCTTGGTGAACTCAGGTGCCGAATGAACCGCCTCGTAGAAGTAGGAGCCGAAGTCCGGGGAAGGGGTCCCAATGATGCGTAAACGGCCCTTCCTTGTGATGAAGGAGGGTGCGATACACTCTTCTATCATCTGCTTGATGTGGCCCCTAAACGAGGCAGCTTCGTCGATTACGACCAGGTCCCACGGAACGCCGCGCAACGTCTCGCCTATTGAGCTTTCGTTAGCGCCTCCGAACTGGATTATCGAACCATTCTCGAAGTATATGACGAGCTCAGCCTCATTGAACTTTGCCCGGATACCGTGGCGCTTGCACTGCCGCTTAGTCTCGCGCCAGGCGATAGCCTTTGCACTCTTGCGAGTTAGGGCCAGGTAAGCGACATTCCGATCTGGACGGGCTACGACTGTGGATACCATGTCAACGATGATGCTGTACGTTTTCCCCGCCTGCCTAGAGCAAGATGCGGCGGAATACTCGCTCTTGTCTTCCACGAACGCAAGTTGCTGCTTGAATAGCTGACCCTTTAGAGCCGCAACGACGTCCTCGGCCGGCCGATCCAGCTTTCTCTTGGACATCTCCTTTTCAAGCAACTTCTTGTTTATCTTAATCATTCAACACTTACTTTGATTTGGTAGCTACGCTTGCCGTCTCTACGTGAAACTCAATGGCCGCAATATTCGGAGCCATTATGCGGAAGTGGCGCTTGCAGGGAAGTCCCTCTTCGAAGTCGTCCGCAATCACGTCCACGCTGTCACCTAGCAGCTCCAATGAAACAATCCTTAGTTCAACTCGTTCTTTTGACAGAACGGTAGTAGACTGCTTGTTTTCTCCAAGCTGGATTGCTTTTCCGAGGAACACTCTCTTGATACGCACTCGATACCCCCTAAGAATATGAAAGGATTGTAAATTCCGACGAATAGCGACTGCGCCTCTATCGGATCGAAAGCTGTCACTGCTGTTTCGATATTAAGTAGCTTAATCAGCATCTTGAACACGCCCATCCTTCGATGGGTCTTGCGAACGTAGGCGAAGTAGATTCGGGGAAGGCTGTCGACAGGGCGCCTAACCACTATCGCCCCTAGGAGAAGCCCTTCGGAAAATACGCCGTATGCCTGGCAGGACTGCTGCACGGCCTCGAAGCGCTTGGTAATCTCCAGATTGAACACGACGGCGTCAATGTTGGGCATATCGATGCGCAAATGGATGCGCCACGGGTGTAGAATAAAAGGCCACTCATCTTCCTTAAGTGCGCGTAGTATCAACATGGTCGCAGCACCTGTATAGCTATCAATGCTATTATATAGGCGAGAAATATCCAGGTCCACAAGCTTCCGGTAAAGCTCTCGTCTTCGGATGGGAACCTACTCATCATTATCTCCTTTTGCAGCCGACAATTGCTGCAGTTGTTCGTTCGGCAATCCGCGCAAGAACTCCATGTCCAGGCGCTTTGCCTTGAGGCGAAGGTTTTGGAATTCGAGAAGAATGCTCGCCAGTGCGCGAAGCTTCATAACGCCCTCTGAGTCCAGGGCGCCTGCTTCTGCGGCAAGTCCGTCGACTTCGGCATCAACGATATCAAGTACTTTCTTGAGTGGGTGCTGCCTTGGCCTCTTCACGTCTTCGTATCTCCCTCTTGAGGAACCCTTGACGAATCCCCTCAGTCTTCTTATCGGCATTTGCGGAAAAACCTATAGGATTTTTTCGATGCATGCGCAATCTTTCTTTGTCCAGCACGCAATCCACCAACCCCGGAATGTGCAACCATTTGAAATGTAACGCACCTCTGGAGCCAATGCAAGTCAAAGGGTGGCCCAGCCACGTCATGCGCTCGATAAACAGTTCCTTGAATAGCTTGACAAACGCCCCTGGGTCTAGGTGTATGCCGCTGTTCTCCAAGAAGTCCTGGACCTCGAAGTAGGCTTTCTCATAGGCCACTTGGTCCCGAAAGTAAGTTGATTGGTTGGACAGCTTTTTCATTTTGGATTTGGGAGCCCGGGGTGACGAGGTCGATCGTAATCGAGACCCCCCACCCCTAAAAACGGGGATCAACTCCCGTGCACTGCTACCCAACAGGTTCCTGAGCTGCTCTATATTGTCAGGCCCCAGCAGCTGGCTGACGGCACGAAGAGGAGACTCGA